CCACCTTGTTCGCGTCCAGCGCCAACTAACGCATCTAAATCTTTGAAGAAATCATCCTGATTTATTTTTGGACTTACATCTTGGGCATCGGATACTCCACGGGCGCGTCGCGCTTTCGAAGAGGAGCCTGTCACATTTCCAGCATCGCTGGAACTCATCTGTGATTGCGATTCTGCCATACGGGTCTCTCTCTCTTGGAGCCTGTGGCTCCGTTGCTACATTCTCACTAGACATCGGAAATTCACCGAGATTAGTGGTCGATACTTGTTATCGACTCCCAACATATTGACCGAACCCATCGGTTCAATACGCATAATATGTACCCCTGAGATTGTAGTTTCAAGCACCGACGCGAGTAAAACGCGGATATTTTCTGCCTTATCCCTAGCCGTTGGATAATCTTCTCGACCAGCACGGCAGATAATTTGAAGCATTGGATAGTCAATACGAATACCACCAGCCCCCATTGTGAAGGTTGGAGAACTGCCAGCGTTCTCATAGATTGCTACGCAAGCATCGGGTGTTTCAGGTAGAACACCTAGAAAAATACTGGTTCCAAGGGTGCCTTGGGATGCGTGGGCGCCAAAGGCACTTGCTGTGTTTTGAAGGTAGTCGCCTACCGATTCAAGTATGGTTGCCATTAGCCCCTATGACCTTTCTCGATGATGTCGATTATTCTACCGCGTATGTTTTGTTGGATAGAGGGCATTGCTTCCATAACTGGTTGCTCAAGATATTTAGCCTGTGTCGGTGGATTGTGATAGTTACCGATAATCTCATGAACATAAAGGGCGTAAGGTGCGGCGGGACCACCATAAAAAATATCTACAAAATAACCTTGGGTTCCCATTTGTGGAGCCGATACACCACCTGAGCCACGAAGAACTCCTGTATCAACTGGAACAAGGATTTGAGACTTAGCAAAAATCATGTTTGCTTCTTCCCATATTGCTTGGGCTATTGCTTGAGGCGTGTGTTCCTTGCCAGCCTTGAGAGCATTGACTAACTCTTCATCACCTGTAAGGTCGAGCCGAAAGGACGACTTTGCCATTTTTACCGTCCGAATCTAATTACGGTGTGATGCGCTCCGTTTTCATCGGCGATATTGTCTATTGCGTTGATGGTAAAAGTGTCCGCCCCGACGACCATTCTATGACTCACCGTGATTGATGTCGCGGGACCATAGGTAACGAATCGTCCAATATCTACAACCTCAATCCCCTGAACATCTTTGGACTTAGTTGTATCGTAAATCAATCGACCTGTAACCGTTGTGCTTGCGTTAGCAAAGGTGGGTTTGTTGTATTTATCGACGGAGGCTTTTGCCGTGAAGGTGACCGTATCGGTCATGAATTCGGCTACCTTGGGATATATGGCATCCATGGCTTTGCCTATTCAGGAACGCGTTGTTCGTAATTGCTGTTTGGGTTATCCGTAATACCGACATAGAAATCGGTGTTGTAGTCCGAGATGTTTCTATCATCTGTGGACTTGAGGCTTTCGCTGTTAGCCCATGGGCTAGGGGGAGATTTACGCATTTGTCTACGAAGAAGGCTTTCAGCCAACTCTTTGTAGTGGGTAACTTTTGATGAATAAGATTCCGATACTGAAATATCGCCAACGCTCTTAGAACTACTATCGGCTAAACGACTAAAGCGAGCAATGAGGATTTCAGCACATTCACGCGCTGAGTTATAGGCATCTCCGCCCCATTCGCTGATGACATAGTTGAGTTCTTCATCGCTAAAAAGCGCGTCCGTTGAATCTGTATCGTTGAGGAGAAAGCGCACATAATTACGGGTAGATGTGCTTGGGTCTCCTGAATAGGTAAATGTCATTACATTCCACCTAAAAATAAAGCCGTGGTTCGAGCAAAGTTTTGTGTAGCCACAATGTCTGATTCATTAGGCAAAGTCACAGTTATATCGGAAGTTGGTTCTCCAGCCGATAAGGTCAATTCATAAGCATCAGCGGTTGTTCCTTCAAAGACGATTGAATCATTGAAAGCAATCTGTAATCCGCTTTGCTGACCTGTAAATGTCGCATTGCTAATAGTTGGAGAAGTTAGGGTCTTGTTGGTCAAGGTATCGGTGGTGTCCCGACCAACAAGAGTAGTAGTTGCGTTAGGCAAAGTTACGATGCGGTCAGCCGTAGGGTCAGTTACGGTAAGAGTTGTTTCAAATCCATCATCTGTTGTTCCTTCAAAAATTATGTTTGCTCCAGCGCCAAGATTTACGGTAGCGCTAAAAGATGGAGATGAAGCAAGAATGTAGTTATCTAATTCAGTATCAACATCAGTAGCAAGATTTTGAATGTCGGTATGAACCGCAGGATTATCTCCCGCTGTTGGATAACGGAGACCTTTAGTAGTTGTTCCAGCCATTTATATCTCCTTTACGCCGCATACCTAATTATGACAATTCCTGAACCACCCGCACCGCTAGAGGAGCCACCGCCTGAACCGTAAGTACGACCAGCACCGCCACCGCCACCACCTGTGTTTACTAATCCAGCGTTCGGTGTTTGTCCATCTATGTTTGCTCCTTTAGCACCGCCACCGATTCCGCCATTACCAGCATTGATGTCGCCTCTTGAGCCTCCACCGCCACCGCCAGCGTAAAATCCAAATTGACCAGTTGATGTGGCAGTCGCCCATACGGAATAAGCGTTTGTTCCTATTCCACCCCAACCACCAAAACCTGTGGTATTTCCAGCGTTTCCTGCGCCTCCTGCGCCTCCACCGCCACCGCCTCTTTCAGCGCCAGCATCTAAACCACCAGCACCCGCCGCGCCAGCACCGCCAGCGTTTCCTTGTCCCGATGTAGCAGAACCACCTGCGCCACCTGACGCATCCATACCGCCACCGCCACCTGAACCACCTGTGCCACCTGCGGTACCTGTACCACCTGCTTGTCCACCTAAACCACCATAACCACCACCTGTTGCGGTTAGTGTTGTAAATCCACTTCCTGATAAAGATGATGCTGTTCCTTGGCTACCTGAACCACTACCAACACCCGAGGCTCCGCCACCTACTGTTGCTGTATATGTAGTGCCACTTACTAAACTTGATGATGATGTATACAAAACACCGCCAGCGCCACCACCGCCACCATGTTTGTATCCACCTGAACCGCCACCAGCAATAATCAAACTTTCTACTGTGAGATTTTGTGAAGGAACAAAAGAATCAGTTGATGTAAATGTGTGATAAATATATCCACCACTTACAGAAATGGTTCCACCAGTTGCTTTTACGGAAGCAGTAATAAAGGTTCCTGAACTGTTGAATGTATAAATTGTGTATAGACCTGAAGTAGTTTGTGTTCCACCAGTAAATGTTCCGAGAGATGTAAGAGCGCGAAGGATTACAACACCTGAGCCACCTGCCGATGCTGAAGATTGTTCACCACCACCTCCACCACCGCCTGTGTTAGCAGTACCCGCTGTTGATAGGAATGAACTATTGGAACCACCCGCACCGCCACCGCCAGCACCGCCAGCACCGCCAGCATATCCACCTTGGCTACCTCCACCTCCACCGCCAGCGTAAGTAACAGATGAACCTGAAATGGATACTGAAACACCAGCACCGCCAGCACAGCCTGAATTAGTATTTGGCGAATTAGCGCCAGCACTTCCAGCACCACCACCGCCACCGCCTCGAACGCCTGGGGCTTCATTACCGCCAGCAAATCCTTGATTGGCTGTTCCAGCACCTCCTAAAGAGTTGCCACCACTTGTGCCTTGATTTCCAGCACCTCCACCTGAGCCACCAGTTCCACCATTTGTATTATTTTGACCAGCACCACCACCGCCACCGCCAATAGAGGTAATTGTGGAAAATGTGGAATCAGAACCTTGCGAACCACGAACTTGATTAGATGATGTTCCAGCCGCACCGCCACCCCCAACTGTTACTGTATAAACGGTGCCAAAAGTAAGAATAAGAGGAGTTTCTAAGGTTCCACCACCACCAGTTGCGGTAACCGTGGAACGCAAACCACCAGCACCACCGCCACCTGATGTAGAACTTGCGGAACCACCGCCACCGCCACCGCCAGCAACAACAAGATAATCAACTGGCAAAGTAACTCGTCCCCGCGCTCCAGTCAAGGTGATATTACCTGTGGTCAAAGCAGATGCTTGAGACCCAGGAATCATGATGCGCTGTAAGCCGAGGTGTGTGGTCATGGTTTTCTATATCCTTATTCGGTAATTAAATCCCAAGAGGTTGTTTCTTCGTTCCATGTGTAAATTGCGCCGTCAGTTGGCTTAGCGACTGGTGCTTCGTATACACAAGATTCTTCATTAAGAACCCATGATGGATAGGGCTTTGGAGCGATAAAAGCATCACGAACTGAATCGTATGTGTATCCAACTCCTGCGTAGTTTTTTCTAAAAGGTGTTCCACCACTTGTGTGAACTCCTCCTGTTGTGTTGTATGAAGTCTTTAGCCATGTTCCGCCAAGACCGAGTGTGTTAGCGAGAAAGTTTTGTCCATCGTTTTCTTGAGCATTATCAACT